ATGCTTCTCTCGCTGATTTCTATAATACCAAAACTTATAGAGGAAATCCATTCTTTTCCGAAACAAATACTTACGAAATATTCCAAGAAGGTTCAGAAGAAATTCAACACCATCCAGACTTCCACAAATACGAAGGAAATTTAGACTTTATATTTACATCCCCGCCATACTTCAATCGTGAAGCATATAGTGAAGATGAAAACCAATCCTATAAAAAGTATGGTTCGTCTTATGAGAGTTGGCGAGATGGATTCTTACGACCTACTCTGGAAACCTGTGAACGATATTTGAGGCCAGGAAGATATATGGCGTGGAATGTGGCGGACTTATTAATTAGTGGAAATTATATGCCTTTAGAGAAAGATAGTATTGACATACTTGAGTCCTGTGGTATGATATATAAGTACACATTAAAGATGGCGCTAGAAGGAATGCCAGGACAAAATAGAATTGGTGAAGACGGTAAACCTACTTGTAAAAATTACTGTCAAGTAAACGGAAAGTATTTTAAGTATGAACCAATGTTCATCTTCTGGAAACCAAAGTAAGGAAATTAATTATGGCTTGCGGATGCAATAACAAAGAAAAGGAAAATCAAATGGAAAATCAAATGGAAAATCAACCACCACAACCACCACAACCACAAAAATATAAATTAGAATATATTTGGTTGGATGGTAATGAAACTAAAGGTATCAGAAGTAAAGTTAGGTATGCTAGTATTTTATCAACAAACGGAACTGACGGTATTCTTTCTTCAATTCCTTCATGGACTTTTGATGGTTCAAGTACAAATCAAGCAACAACAGAAAATAGTGATTGCGTACTTAAACCTGTAAGGGTTTTTCAGAATCCTATGGAATCACGGCAGATACCTTCATTGTTTGTGTTTTGTGAAGTGTTTAATATAGACGGAACACCACATGAATCTAATACACGAGCAAAATTAAAAAGCATCATGGAGTCCACTAAAGATTTAAATATGTGGGTTGGCATCGAACAAGAATTTACAGTAATGGACCCGAAAACAAACAAACCATATGGTTGGGGCGATGAAACACCAGAACAGGGAGAATATTATTGTGGTGTAGGTAGCATCGATGGTCGTACACGACAACTTACAGAAAATCATATGGGTGTGTGCTTACAAGTTGGTATTGCTGTTGATGGTGTTCATCCAGAAGTAATGAAATCCCAATTTGAATATCAAGTTGGTGTCGGCAGTCCTATAGACATGTCAGACCAATTATGGATGAGTAGATTCCTTTTACAGAAAATGGCAGAGCGAATGGAATTAGCAATTTCATATGAACCAAAATTGTATGAAACCTTAAACGGTTCTGGGGCCCATATTAACTTTTCTACTCGGTATATGAGAGAAGAAGCAGATATATCATATATGAATATTCTTTGTTCGGGTTTGGGTGAAACACATAAAAGAGCAATTGAAGTATATGGTGAAGGTAATGAAAAACGACTTACTGGTAAACATGAAACTTCTTCGGTTGATAATTTTACATGGGGCGAGTCCGACCGTTCAGCATCCATTAGAATTCCAGTAACTACCATTAATAATAATGGTAGAGGATATCTTGAAGATAGACGGCCATCTGCAAATATGGACCCGTATATGTCGTGTGGTTATCTATTATCTGCACTATCTCACATTAATGAAGATATGATGGCGACTTCATAACTATGAAAGATACATTAAATAATTCATCATACGCTGATTATTTAAAGCATCAGTTGGATTTAATTTCTTCTGGTCTTTCTATAAAGATGTACAAGAGAGCAAGTGACGAAGAATGGGGTGGATTTGAAAGGGGTAAGGATGTTCGTATTCAGATTCAGTTTAATAAAAATTCTTTGTTTGAGTTTGTTGTTGAGAAATCTTTTTGGTTACAAAGAAATACCAATAAAGAAGACAGAAGATATATGAGGATGTGGGCAGACCAGAAAATTATATTAATTAAAAAAGCAAGAATTAAGAAGAAAGCAGTTAAGAAACCAGTGGTCAAGAAGAAAATTTCAACCAAAATGGGTTATACTCAAGACAACTTTGAAAAGATGAAGAAAAAATGAAACCTCCGCGAAAATGGAAAATTAAAAACAAAGATGGCAGTTTTGTTGTATATAATGAAGGTGATGTTGTTTCAAAGAATGGAAAACTATACATCGCATTAAGAACAACAACGGTAGAATCTGGTTCACCTGAACATGGAGTAAAATCTGGATGGAAAGAATTTTTAGAAAATCGTATAAAGAAATATACTGAAAATGCAACGGCACCAATTAATCCTTCTGTTGGAGATGAATGGTTTGATACTTCTACTGGAAAACTTTATAAATTTATAGACGATAAAACATCACTCCAGTGGGTAGAAATTTAAATGATTTTAATTGATAATAATCAAATAATAATTGCCAATTTATTTTCATTATTAAAATCATCTGATACACTTGATGAAAATCTATTGCGTCATATGATATTGAACACATATAGAATGTACAGGAAGAAGTTCAACAATAAATATGGTGAACTTGTAATTTGTAACGATTCTAGGTCTTGGCGAAAAGATGTGTTTGAATTCTATAAAGCAAATAGAAAGACCCAAAAAAGTAAATCAGATATGGATTGGGATTCTATACATCATTTTATGGATGTCATAAGAAAAGAAGTTGCCGAAGTTTTTCCATATAAAATGCTACACGTTCAAAATGCAGAAGCAGATGATATTATAGCAGTAATTTGTAGAGAGTATTGGCAAGCAGAAGATATATTGATAGTTTCAAGTGATAAAGATTTTCAACAATTACAAATATATCCTTCAGTATCTCAATATAGTCCGATTAAAAGGGAGATGTTGGTGTGTGAAAACCCAAAGAACTTCTTAATGGAACATATTGTACGAGGTGATGCTTCTGACGGAATTCCAAATGTATTGTCTGATGATGATGTCTTTGTTTGTGATGATAAACGGCAAAGTAGAATCACAAAGAAGGTATTAAAAGAAGCAAGTGATAAAATAATTGCAGGGGAAGTTGAAAATTGGAATCATTGGCACAGGAATGAAATTCTTATAGATTTTAAGTACATTCCAGAAAATATTATAGAGAATATTTTGAAAAACTACAATGAAGATTATGGCGGCCATAGAAATAAGATATTATCATATTTAATTGAAAATAAAATGAAAGGTTTAATAGATTCAATTGAGGATTTTTAAAAATGGGTAAAAAAAACAATAAAAGAAGAAAGGGTGAAGATTCGGTTGAAGACAGAAAAGCAATCAAGTCGGGGGGTAAGAAGAAAAAACAACGAAGAAAATCAAAAAGACACTTTGACAAAGAAGCATTGCGTGGTATAATGGATGGTACAGTCAATGTCGATGCGTATCAAGATTATGTAGACGGCGAACAATAGAACAAGGAAAACTATATTATGACAACTACAACAACTACAACGATTTCAAAAAAGACTTTAGAAATTTTAAAGAATTTTTCGGCAATCAATTCAAATATTTTAGTAAAGACAGGAAAGGTTTTAACAACAGTTTCTCCTGTAAAGAATGTAATGGCAATAGCATCGGTATCCGAGGATTTTGATGTTGAGTTCGGCATTTGGGATTTGAACAAATTATTGGGAACAATTTCTCTTTTTGATTCACCCGAATTTGAATTCCATGAAAATTTTGTAAAGATTATTAGTGGTTCTTCGGAAGTGGTATATTACTATTCTGAGCCAAAACTATTAACCACAACAAGCAAAGAAGTTACCATGCCAGATGGTGTTGTTACATTTACATTGAAACAATCAGATTTTTCAGAACTTCAAAAGGCGGCTTCCGTGATGCAACTTTCAGATTTGGTCGTTCGTTCAAATGGTTCAGAGGTTGAATTAGCAGTTCTCGATAAAAATGATGCAACAAGCAATACATTTTCAATTACATTGGAGAATGTAACAACAGATGCTGATTTTGACTTCTATTTTAAAGTAGAGAACTTAAAAATGATTTCTGGTGATTACGATGTTGTTATTAGTGAAAAGGGTGTAAGCCAATTAACAAATACATCATACGATATTGTATATTGGATTGCACTAGAAACAGACTCAAAATATAACGGATAAATTATGAAATTATTAGTTACAGGTGGTGGAGGTCTTGTTGGTTCTTCGATTACTGCCGATTTTAAACCCAATCGTGATGAACTTGATTTGATGGACCTCTTTACAATCGTTGATTACTTAGAAGAAAATGAAATCACACACATCATACATTGCGCGGCCAAAGTTGGTGGTATAAAAGCAAACATGGAACACAAGGGTGAATTTTTTTATGATAATATCACTATAAATTCTAATGTTCTTGAGGCCGCAAGACAATGTGGAGTGGAGAAGGTTGTATCGTTTATGAGTACCTGTGTATTCCCTGACGAAGCAACCTATCCCCTCTCACCAGACCAAATTCATAATGGAGAACCACATTCATCCAATTATGCATATGCGTATGCAAAGAGAATGTTAGAAGTCCAGAGTAGAGCATATCGGGAACAGTACGGATGTAATTTCGTTACGGTTATTCCCTGTAACATATACGGACCAAACGACAATTTCGATTTGAATAGTAGCCATGTAGTCCCTGCACTTATTCGTAAATGTTATGAAGCAAATAAAAACGATACCGATTTTGAATTGTGGGGAACAGGACAAGCATATCGTGAGTTTGTTTATGTTGATGATGTTGCAACAATTGCAAAGTGGGTGTTGCATAATTATGATGAACCAGAACCGTTTATCATTTCACCAGATTTAGAAATAAGTATGGCAGTATTAGCACAGACCATTGCTTTCAAAATGAATTTTAAGGGCAACATAGTTTATAATGACAAATATCCAGATGGGCAATTAAAAAAACCATCAGACAATAGTATACTAAAGAGGTGTTTACCAGAGTTTGAGTTTATACCAGTTCAAGAAGGATTAAGCAGAACCATTAATTGGTTTTTATCAGAATACGGAGTTCATATATTATGAAAAAAGCATTAATTACAGGAATTAACGGCCAAGACGGGTCATATTTAGCAGAATTTTTATTATCTATGGGATATGAAGTTCATGGAATATTAAGAAGAAATTCCGTTTCAGAAAATCAAACATCCAGACTAGTAAGTTGTTATGAACAGTTAAATTTACACTATGGTGATTTAACAGATTTATCATCACTGATTGACATTTTGCAACAGGTGCAACCAGATGAAGTATATAATTTGGCAGCCCAGTCTCATGTACGAGTTAGTTTTGATGTGCCTATTCAAACGGCAATGGTAACTGGATTGGGAGTTTTGAATGTTATCGAAGCCTGCAAATTAGTTTGTCCACAAGCAAAAATTTATCAGGCATCTTCGTCAGAAATGTTTGGAAATTGTATTGACGATGACGGATTCCAAAGAGAAACCACCGCAATGCTTCCAGTAAGTCCTTACGGTTGTGCAAAAGTATTTGCTTATAATATATGCAAAAACTACCGCAATGCATATGATATGTTTATATCTAATGGTATTTTGTTTAATCACGAATCTCCCCGAAGAGGTTCTAATTTTGTAACAGAAAAAATTGTAAAGGGTGCAATCAATATTGCAATCGGAAAACAAGAAAAATTATATTTAGGAAATTTGGATGCAAGAAGGGATTGGGGTCATGCCAAAGATTATGTTCAAGCAATGTGGTTGATGTTACAAGAGGATACGCCAGATGATTATGTTTGTGCTACTGGAATTTCACACAGTGTCGAAGATGTATGTAAGCATGTGTTTGGTAAACTTCACATGGATTATAAAGATTATGTCGTAATCGATGAAAAATTTGTTAGACCAGAAGAACTTCATGATTTAAAGGGAGACTCTGCCAAAATTAGAGAAGGATTAGGTTGGCAACCAAAATATACATTTGAAACTATGTTGGATGAAATGATGCTACACAACGAAAATCATCATAAGACCGTGGTTGATGTTCTCACACCATACGATACAACGAGATAACAATGAACGAATATTTATGGGTCGAAAAATATAGGCCGCAAACAATTGAAGATTGCATTCTACCGCAAAGCATTAAAGATACCTTTCAACAAATGGTAGATGCAGGTGAATCACAAAATTTACTTCTTTCTGGTAGTGCGGGTTGTGGTAAGACAACAATTGCGAAGGCACTATGTAACGAATTAGATACAGACTTTATTATGATTAACTGTTCGGAAGATGGAAACATCGACACACTCCGAACAAAGATTCGTAATTTTGCCAGTACCGTTTCAATTAGTGGTGGAAAAAAGATTGTTATCCTTGATGAGTTTGATTATTCAAATGCTCAATCAACACAACCCGCACTCAGAGGGTTTATCGAAGAATTTAGTGACAATTGCCGATTCATTCTAACCTGCAACTTCAAGAACCGAATCATAGAACCGATTCATTCACGATGCACTTGCATTCCGTTTACCATTCCGAAGTCAGAGAAACCTAAACTGGCATCACAATTCATGGAACGGGCAAAGGGCATCCTCGAACAAGAGAAGATTGGTTATGATGAGAAGGTAGTTGCAGAAGTTATCATGAAACACTTCCCCGACTTCCGAAGGGTGATTAATGAATTGCAACGATACTCTGTTGCGGGTTCAATTGATGTTGGTATTCTCACTACAATTGGAGAGATACACATTAAAGACCTAATGGGGTATATGAAAAGTAAAGACTTCACCAGTGCAAGGAAATGGGCAGTCGAGAATTTAGACAATGCACCAACTGAATTGTTTAGAAAGATTTATGACGGATTGTATGATGCGGTTACATCATCATCAGTTCCTCAAGCAATTCTGGTTCTTGCAGAGTATCAATACAAGTCTGCGTTCGTAGCAGACCAAGAAATTAATCTAGTGGCATGTATTGTCGAACTTATGATGGGATGTGAATTTAAGTGATTGCTGAAAAATCATTACCATTGATGCCACCATTGTTAGATGAAGAACTGACGATAATTAGTATTGACAATGGTAAACTTATGGCGGGTACTTCTTGCGAGAATATAGTTAAAGGTTATCTGCTTGCAAATGGTAAGAATGTCGCAGAACCGAATGTTGATTCTGGTGTGGACATATTAGTAGAGATGACAGACGGATGGAAAACAGCTCAAGTTAAAAAGATAATCAAGAAAGACAGAAAAGGTCATATTAGATTTAACTTTCCATTTCAACCCATTGGTTCATGTAGGAAAAAAGAAAACGGTGAATATTGTTCCGAACGAGTTGGTCCAGAACATCTTGATTATTTTTATCATGTATTACTAACACCCCTCAGGCAGTTGATATGGCAAATTCCATCATATGCTGTTGGATTACGAGAAGATGGAACATTCCGTACAGGTTCAGAAGTTACACTAGATAAAGTAGTCAATAACAGTAAATCAATTATTAATTTTCATTCATATTTGGTTAGTGCTAAATATGATGTTAGAGTATTTGACAAATATTCAAATTTTTTTAAACCAAAAACCCTTAACAATTTTATAATGGAGTAGATATGACAAAAATATTAGCACAAGGCGATTTTATCTTTTTAGAGAAGATAGATTATGAAAAAGAAGAACTGACAGAGAGCGGACTTTATATTAAAAAGAGTCAAATTTTAGACAGTACGAGCATTGAAGCAAAGATTGTTTCAATGGGTGACGGAACTCCTGATGCATCTGGAAATATTCAACCAGTGAATTATGAAACAGGAAGTATTGTATTATATGATGCGACTTCCCGAATTGGAGTTCATGCTGACTTTGATGTTATTAGACGAGAACATGTATTAGCAGTGGTTTTTGAAGATGAAACTGACTGATTATCTCAATGCAATAAACCATTCAAAGAAACCTTTGATGGATACCGAAGACGAAACGGTAGAGAAGAAGTATGCACCGTTTGTAGTTAATCGGTGTTTGTCTTATTTTATTGATACCATTCTATATGCAAATAGCATGAACGAACACCCACAGATTTCAAACAAGATGCAATTTGATTATCTCTCTAGTTCTATCCGAAAACGGAAACGATTCAGTAAGTGGCTAAAGAAAGAAATGACAGATGATATTGAAATCATCAAAGAGATGTATAATTATTCTGATGCCAAAGCAAAAGAAGTTGCGGAACTGTTGACTCCCGAACAAATCAAAGAGATGGACGAATATCTTCATGGCCATGGTGTAGGGAAGTAAAACCCTATATAATGGGTAAAACTTATATTATAGCAAAGGATTATTATGGAACATGATGATGAAGATATATTTCAAGGATTAGGTGTAGAGATAAAATTAAATTCTGATGATGACTTTCTGAAAGTAAGGGAAACTCTTACCCGAATGGGAGTATCTTCAAGAAAAGAAAAGAAATTATACCAATCTTGCCATATCCTCCATAAGAGGGGAAGATATGCTATTATGCATTTCAAAG